GCTTACTGGCCATGGACCTTAATTCCAGATAGCCTCCGTGCTGCTGGTGGCGCAACCCGCCTACAGGCTCCTGGTGCAGCTATGGTTGGTCAGTACCTTGCTACTGATGCTTCTCGTGGTGTCTTTAAGACTCCAGCAGGCCTAACCAATTCTTTAGCAAACGTAGTTGCTACAGAGCGTTTGCTAACTAACGCAGAACTCGATGCGTTAAACAATAGCACTAAACCTATCAACGCAATCCGCCAGGTTCCTGGTGCAGGAATTGTGTCAATGGGTGGACGTACACTTCGCAATACTTCAAATGAACGCTACATCAACGTAAAGCGTTCTTTGATTTATATCAAGAAAGAACTAGAGAACAGAAGCCAGTTTGCTTTGTTTGAGAATAACGATCCAAATCTTTGGAGACGTCTCAATACTACGCTGAGTGGTTTCCTTCTTAACTTCTGGCAATCAGGTGGTTTACGAGGAGCTACTGCGGCACAGGCATTCTTTGTGCGTGTAGACTCTTCAACAACCTCCTTTACTGATATCCAAAATGGAATAGTTAATATCGAAATTGGAGTTGCGTTGCAATATCCAGCTGAGTTTATCGTTATTAAGCTAAGCCAACTAACCGGAAATGCATAGGAGATAACTCATGTCAAATCCACAAAATACACTGAGTCAAATTGCTACAGATCAATTTCGCAATTTTCGATTCTTGGTATCTTTTGATCCAGTAGGTACGGTAGACACTGGTTGGGGAGATAAGTTCGGAAAGATGGGTTTTGTTTCTGTTTCCGGATTAACTGTCTCTACTGAAAGCATCGCTTACCGCGAAGGTGGATTCAATACCAACTTCCATCAGTTACCAGGTCAAAGCTCATTTACTCCAATTACTCTTTCTAAAGGCATCACCTTTGGACAGAAGGAGCATGCCCTATGGATGAAGCGACTATTCGCTATCTCCACGGGAACTGCTCAGAGTGGGGTAGGAGCTGAGTTCCGCTGCGACATAGATATTCAAGTACTAAGTCATCCAAATCCAAAAGCACTAACCGGAAGCGATGACACATCAAATGGAAGTCAGTATGACACTGACCTTCACACCTCTATGAGATTTAAGGTGTACAATGCTTGGATTACCAACATTGGATACAGCAATCTTGATGCGGGTGGCAATACCCTCATGGTAGAAGAAATGACTCTAGTCCATGAAGGTTTTGATGTTTCATTTGCTACTGGATTGACTACAGCAGGATCAGCAGCAAAACTAAGTCTCTAAATTAGATAAGGAAAACTAAATGACTACTGATACGACAACCATAAGCGCGGTAGATAATCCCGCTTTGGTAAATCAACTAACCGAAAAAGCACTTAAGTCTGTGCCTCAGGAGGCGGTTCGAGAGGAATCTCCAATCAAACCGCCTTCTGATCCACAAGTAACTTTGTTAGCGGGGTTACAAGTTCCGTTTGGTGAATTTATTTCAACAGCTGAGGTAAGAGAACTTACAGGAGCGGACGAGGAAGCTATCGCAAGAATCTCAGATATATCAAAAGGTTTAATGACAATACTAGAACGTGCTGTTGTTAAGCTAAATGATTCGCCAGTAGACAGGGATCTTTTAGATACTATGTTGGCTGGAGACAGAGAACTTCTGTTGTTAGAGATTAGAAAACTTACTTTTGGATCAGAAGTAGCTATAGAAGGCCAAATCTGTTCTAAGTGTGAAGATACAAAAAGCATTACAATTGATTTAGATAAAGATGTGCCGATGAAGAAGTTAGAAAACGATCCAGTATTTACAGTAAAATGTAAAATTGGGGACGTTAAAGTAAAGCTTCCAAACGGTGTAGTACAAAAGCAACTAGTAACAGCAACAAATAAAACAGCTCCAGAATTGGACTCCATAGTATTAAAGAGCTGTGTTCTAGAGATCAACGGCAATCCCATCTTAGATTCAAGTACTGTCCTTAAGATGAGCGTCTCAGATCGTAGAGCAATCCTAAACGCTATATCAGAACGCAACCCCGGCCCACAACTTCAACAAATCAAGAAAGAATGTCCAACTTGCGGTCAGGAGGTATCGCTTCCGCTAACTTTAGCGGACTTGTTTCAGTAAAGAGCTTAGCTACGAAAATTTAATTATTTCATTAGATTACCTAGCACAGTTTTATCCTGGGTGGTCTTTGACAGAGTTAAAAGGGCTTAGCTTGCGAGAACGTATGATCTGGTTGGACAGAGCAATTAGTAGACCTAGGGGTGGAAGCATTGGCAAGTTATGAAAACTTGATGCCTGCTGGCGACGATAATATCGTTGGCGGGATGACTTCTGGTGTCGATAAACTATTTACAAAGATGGACAAAGGCCAAAAGCAAATGCTTAAGGTCTTTAAAGAAGTTGAAAAAGTTACCGAGAAGATAAAGAAAAATATGGAAGCCGCCAATGGCGGTAAATCATCCTCGGGAATGTCTAGCTCTTTGGGTGCTATGCCCACGTTTGGAGCTTCACGGGCAGCAACTATTGCAGGTAGGGTAGGGCTAGGAACTGCAGCTGTAGGCGCTATTGGTATGGGCATGATGCCAAACACAAGCGCTGCTGTTACACAACGTTTAGGTGCAGATGCTGTAGCAGGTATTAGTGGTCTTAATTCTCGTCAAGTAATATTAAGATCTAACAATGCGGTAGGTGGCGGAGCAACTAGCGCTATGGGTCCAACCATGGCGGCCATGTCCCTTATGTACAGTGGTGGCTATACAGCTAATAGCGGCACCTTTAGAAATGTTATGCCACAAGTTGGTGGCTTAAGTGCATTAACTGGCGGCACCAACGAACAGATGGCGCAAGGATTAGCCGGCATAAATGCTATGCGGTTCCTTCGCATAGGTGTTCAAGCTCGTGATACTAAAGGAAACTTACGACCACCTAATGCAATTATTAACGACACGTATAGATTTTTATACGGTGGGCGAAAAGTAACTCCAGAACAAGCCGCTTTAGTTCTTAATCCAGGATCTAAAGGCTATGCAACTATTCAAGCTATTGCTGGTGGAGATCAAAACCTTGCTGGAATTATCCAAATGGGAATCATTGCTCGTGCAAAGAAAGACAGCCCTCTAAAAAAAGAAGACCTTAAAGGGTCAAACCGAGCACTAGATCTTTTGGGTGTTGGTCAAGAAAGCCCTATGCGAACTAACTTCCGCTACAACACTAGCGAAGCTCGTAAGCTACAGGCTACAGAAAAAGGTTTAGTAGGCGGATACAACGTAGCTATGAGAACAACAGCTGCGGTTAACGATGGTTTTAGCAAGCTAGCAGAAGAGGCTGCAGGCGTTGCAAATGCATTGGGAACACTACGTGGCGTACTCCAAACATTACCTGCAGCAGGAAATACCGGAGCTACTCTAACTGGTGTAGCCGGTACTGCAGCAAGTGTAGGAATGAATATGTACATGCTTTCTAAGATGCGTGGACTTTATGCAGCGGGAACTGCCGGTGCTGCAGCAGCTACGGGAGGCGTTACTGCTGGTGGTGCAGCTGCAGCAGCAGGAGCTACCGGTGCAGCAGGATACTTAGCAAAAGCAAAAGGTTTATTTAAGGGCGGATTTAAAAGTCCTTTTGTAAAAGGATTAGGAAGAGCTGGACTTGCACTTGGCGTATATCAAGGCATGGAGTTTTTACAAAAGAGGATGCAGGTGGGTCCTGGCTGGCTTCGTGCTGGCGGTAACTTTATGTTTGATTTAGGCCAGGGTGCGTTAACTGGTTTAGCTGCTGGCGGTATACCTGGAGCAGTTGCAGGAACTGTGGCTGGTGGAGTGGGATCAATAGCAAATCCTTACGGACAAGGTGGCGACTGCACTCACGGAAATGTTGGGCCACATAAGTGTGGTGTTGGTGGAGACAACAGCACAAGTATGCAGAATATGCCTGCCGGATCTATGTCTGCTCCACAAAAAGGATTTACAACAGGTAAGGGTCCGGGCAATCAAGACACTAAAGGTCAAATATTTGGTATGCCTGTCCCGGCAGGTACTAGAGTTACTTCTCATTACGGTCCTCGAGATAACTCAAAGAACCCACAAATTTCTGCATACCACAGGGGTATTGACTACGGTGTACAAGTAGGTACTCCAATTGTTGCAGCAGCTAACGGTACGGTTACACATGCCGGAACACATAGGCAATACGGATACTACATAATTCTAAATCACGGAAAAAAGAGCACTCTTTACGGACACTTAAGCCAAATTTTAGTAAAGGTTGGGCAGCAAGTAAACAAAGGCGATGTAATCGCAAAGTCTGGTGGTAAGAGGGGTGCCCCTGGAGCAGGTACTTCTACAGGTCCTCACCTTCACTTTGAGCTTAGAGATCCTGGCGGAGTTGGAGCACAAGGGCGAGTAAACCCTAAGAGTTTCTTTGGTAAATTAGTAAGTAGTGTTAAGAGCGCTGTAAGCT